AGATGTAGATCAACGAGGCGGACGAAACTCCGCTATAGATGTCATCGGTATACAAGCAGCTAAGAGATTAGATGATGTTGTCCGAATGGCAAAACTCGTTGTAGCTAAACCTGGCTTAACACATGCTGCTAAACAGGCACTATATACCACTATATCTGCAGCCGAAACAGGTAAGCTATATGATAACGCTGAAAAAGATATTCTTAGAAATGCAGCAGATATACTTGCCACAGCAGTTACTAATACAGCACAAACAGCGGTTAATGGCTTAGGTATACATACATTCAAAGGGTTACTGCAGACAGATGGTGACGATCGTCAATACACAAATACAGTTAAAGGACCGGGTTTAAAAAGTCCTGCTCACTCAACTCAAATATCTCAAGGAGTAAAAAAGTCAAAAAAGCTAACTATTAACAAAGCTGATAAGTTACAATATGGGAAGATAGACTACTTAACAAAACCTAATAATTCTGAAGCAGCGGATATGGTTAATGTTAATGAAGGAACACAAATAAAAGATGACACTATTAAGTTTTATTTTAAAATATTAGGAGAAACTTCGGATAAGGATATTTTACTGCAGTTTAGAGCTTACCTTTCAACACTTAGTGATTCTTTTTCAGGACAATGGAATAAAACTCAAATGTTAGGAAGACCTGAAAATTTTAAAAGCTATAATGGTTTTGAAAGGAATATAAATTTAGGATTTAAAATAGCAGCTGAGACAAGAAAAGACTTACTACCTTTATATAGAAAACTAAACAGATTAGCTTCAACAACAGCACCAACATTCTCACCAGATGATAATCAATTATTTATGAGAGGTACTTTAGTTAAAGTTAGAGTAGGAGATTACTTATATAACCAATTATGTAACGTAGAAAACGTAGCATTATCTTGGGCAATGGACTATCCTTGGGAAGTCCAGTTGCAAGGTAAAGATGAAGATGATGTTCAAGTATTACCTCATGTATTAGATGTTAGTATGACTCTTGGAGCAATACACGAATTTGTACCGACTGCTGGTGATACACCATTTTTTGGTAAAAATACATCTGTAAAAGAGGGAGAAGATTTTAAACCTGGACCAGATTCTTTATTTCAAAAAACAAAAGCTAAAAATCCGGACAGAGTAAAAAATAAAACTGAATTCCAATACCCAGATGAATAGATATACTAACATCAAAAAATCTAAGACAGAAATAGGAAGAAGGTACATATTTAATGCTGTGTATCCTGATATTCCTGCTACTGCTAATGATACATACGTTATAACAACAGGAGGGGACAGGTATGATACTTTAGCCCAACAGTTTTACGGAGATAAATCACTATGGTGGATTATTTCTACAGCAAACCCAGGAAGCAACACAGACTCATTATCTGCTAAACCTGGAATTCAATTAAGAATACCAGCTAACCCTCAAACTGTAATAGATAGATACAATACATTGAACAGAATTAGATAGGTATGGCAAAAGAAGGAGTATTTTTTAAAAGACCTCTACCGTCACTTTCTAGTATTGACCCAGGAGTTAGAGAACAATTAGAAATTAGAGAAAAGCTTTATAGTAAGGAACTTGGGAATCTAGATCCAAATTTTCTTGCACACTACCTAAATGGTAATAATTCTTTTGTAAAACTAACTTCTGGCATTGAAGTTGAAGGAATTCCAAATGCTGCGCATAATAATATACTTTTAGGAGGAGTTTTATATAAAGGAGGAACTAAAAGAGCAGGTATAAGTTCGGATTCTTTTTTAGGGACAGATAAAAACGGTAATAGTGCAGCTTACAATTTTGCACAAGGTGTATCAGGAGATGTTGCGAATAAAGGAGCAGAAGGCTATGTTCCAATGCCGGGTATAATTTCTTTTGATGTAAAAAATAGAGGTAATAGTGGATTTACTAGAGAAGTTTCTATGCAAGTAAAATGCTTTAGTTTAGAACAACTTTCTATTATTGAAAAACTTTATTTAAGACCAGGTTTTAAATGCTTAGTAGAATGGGGGCATGTAGTATATGCAACAGGAACAGCAAATGAAATGTCTCCAGTATTTGGACCTCCTGAAACTATATTTTCTGATAAAGTACCCCAAAAAAATCAACTAGCAGAAGAAGCTATAAAAAAGAAAGCAGGAGGAGATGAGGAAGGGAATAACTTAGGTCTAATAGGAGATTCTGGACACAATTATGATTATATGATTGGACTGATCAAAAATTATAATTGGACTTACGAAAGAGATGGGTATATAGTTGATATAGAACTATTAGGTAAGGGTGCTATATCTACTTTTTTAAAAGAAATGCATGGCGGCACAGAACATGATGATAGCCCTAAAGAAGAGGAAGGCGTTGAATTTATTGCTACGAACGAAAGTGCATTCGGAAATATATTAAAAAGAATATCACAAGCTGATACCAAAGGTAAACAAGATAATAAAGATAAGGATAGCATTGTAGAAGAATGCGACATGGGGAAGATTAATAAAAGCCTTAAGAACTATAAGAGTCAAATGGACGGAATAACTGAGCTTTTAAATACAGAAGGGGATAGTTACGAATTTAAAGTGTATAGGGCAGGATTTGCCGACGTTAATAGAGAAGCAGGAAATAAAAATTTTAATTTTATTAGTATGCGATTCTTATTAGGAATGGTAAATTACTTTTTTTTAGAAAGACCTGATTCATCAGATATAGTACCGGAAGGTAAGTTTAATACAACTCTTAAAGAAGATTTCTATCTAACTTACCCTGAACACTTCAGTATAGACCCTAATGTATGTTTACTACCTCAGCAGACTGGAAAATATGGACTAAAAACCGCTTCTATACCAGGTACTAGAGATAAAGATAAAGGAGATATTATGGATATACAACTCTGTACTTCTTTTTTATATGAAAAATTTAAAGATATAACAGATAAAGGTAAAGGAACAGCAATTTCTAAGGATAAAAGCATTGGCGAGTATTTAAATACAGTGTTAGATAAGTTAACTGCTAGTTTAGGTAATATAAATGAATTTGTTCTATATAATGACTTTTACCTTAAAAAAGAATTAGGACCTAGTAAAATCGTAGATTTACAAATTTTGCCAAGACCTGAAGGACAACCGGAAACATATAAAATGATAATTCCGAAAGGTCCAAACTCTTTTGTAACAGAATTTCAATTTAATAGTGAACTTTCAAACTCTATGCTTAACCTTATAGTCAATCAAGCAATAGTTTCAGGTACGGACGCAGGTACAGCAACTACAACAGGTTTAGCTGCATTTAATACAGGAATAAAATCTAGGTTTACAACAGAACCGGATAATGAAGCAACTCAATATGCTCAAAAAAGAGCAAAGAAAGCACAAGAGACCCAAGAGGCATTGGTAGATGAATTTACAAAAATCTTTGCAACTTTTAAATACGATGAAGAAGTAGTTGAAAAAGCTTATTCTAACGGTAGTGCATTAATAAGAAAAGAACTAAATGAATTTTTAAAAGATACAAAACCAAAAAGAGGGCATATCGGAGCAAAAGTAACACTCACTATGTTAGGTATCAGCGGATTAAAAGCTTTGCAATACTTTACTTTACCTGATGAAATACTACCTGCTTCTTATTCGGAAAATGGTATAAAAGTAGGATTTAGAATAGATAATGTTTCTCATGAAATAACAAATAACGTCTGGTATTCAACAATTGAAGCTAACGCAATGATATTATCACAAGGTTAAAAATAAAAAATGTACTTACCTAAATCAAAATATAAAGGACCTTTTACTGCTGCTTCTGGAGCAAAGAAAGTACTTGTGCTTGATACTAAAGAAGTATACAGCGGTAAGTATTTTGTTACTTATAAAGATGAATTATATGAAGGCAGGTTTCCTAAAGAAGCAGGACGTCAATTAATTTTTGAAAGTGAGCTTCTAAAAAGGGAAAAAGATAACCAAAAAGAATTAAAACCAAAACCAAGTTTAGTAGTACCTACTGAGAAAGATTACGAAAATAAAAAATTTAAAAGGTACTTTTCAAGAGATAAACGATCCGGCAAAATTATTGAAGTAAACCTTAAGGAATTTAACAACATCAAAAAATACCCTTCGTTTACAGGATTAGAGTTAGATTGGTGGATAGAAGGTCCTGTTAATGATAAGTTATACAATAACTACTTATACAAAGGAGCCGCTACTCGAAACAAAGAAACTATAAATAAACATAAAAAATCATTCAGAGGTATAGAAGAATACTTATTTGCTTTAGATGAGTTTGTAGTTTAAAATATTTTTCTTATATTATATTTAACTAAAAGGTTACAGTTAAGTGTTTTATATAATAGAAAAAAATAATAGCTTAGAAGCTATACAAAAGTTGATTAGGTTAGGATGTTATGTAGATATAATTCCAACTAATTTTAACTACCATCCAAAACTTACTTCAACAGTAGCAGTATACATAAAATTACTTCATTCAGATAAAGGTTATATAATTCCAATAGACCATAGTGAAGGACTCAACGTAGATAAAGACCGTGTCTATACTATACTATCCTCTGCAGAAAAACTATATACATTAAATAAAAAGGAATTACTATATCACTTTAATCTACAGGGTGCAATAGATCTCTCTCTGTTGTTTGCTATGAATAATTTCGATAGGCTAGAGTATAATAAACTTAATAAAACTGTTAATCCTTTTTATAGTAGGTATAAAGATACACCTACAGTAAATAAAATAATACCAATCAGCAAACTATATGAATCATCAGAGAATATATATGAATCTATAAAAAGTGTGATAGAGTACGAAATACCATCTGGTTTTGACTTTTATAATAAGACTGCTACTAATGTATTTTTCTTACTAGAACAAACCGGAGTAGGTATAATTTACGATGCATTCAATAAAAACTTTAAACCTAAAAATCCCCTGTATAATACTTTAGATAATAAGTCATTAACGCAGTACAACCTATATAATGCTACCTCAAGACCTACTAATTCATTCAATAGTGTAAACTTCGCAGCAATTCCACATACTGAAGAGCATAGAAAATGTTTTAAGCCTGTAAATGATTATTTTGTAGAGTTTGACTTTGACGGATACCATTTAAGATTACTAGCAGAGCAAATTGAATATGAATTAACATCAGATTCAGCCCACAAGCAGCTAGCAAGACTTTATTTTAACAAAAAAGAAATTACTGATGACGAATACAAAGAAGCAAAGCAAATTAACTTTCACGCAATTTATGGAAAAATACCCGACAAGTACTCTTTCCTTGAGATCTTTACAAGAATTGATGATTATATCAAAAAGTTATGGGAACGATACGAAAATGACGGAAAAATCTTGGCTCCAATTAGTAGAAAGCCTTTCACAACATCTCTCAAGAAAATGAATCCTCAGAAGTTAATGAACTATGTAATGCAATCTTTAGAAACTTCGAGAAATGTAGTGATTTTAAAAGAATTACTAAAATACCTAAAAACTAAAAAAACAACTATAAGTCTATACACTTACGATTCTATTATTATGGATTTTAATAAAGAAGACGGGAAGGAAACACTTGAAAACATTAAATTGATTATGGAAGAAGGTGGCAAATACCCTGTCTCATTTAAGTACAGTAAAGACTTAAGTTTATGATATTAACTTATATTTATATAAAATGACAAATGTTATAGAGAAGCGGTTCGATTACGATATAGAACCATTATGGATTAACGAAGATATGAGCAATAAATTATTTTGCACTTTTACTACAGAAGAAACTTTAGAACCTACATTAGAGGTAATAAAAGAGAAGTACTCTATAATGTACAATAAAATATTTGTACTTTATTCAAAGAGTCAAGATGAGTATATATGTACGTACAACGTAGATTTTGCTAATATTTCAAACTTTATTGATAACACAATATTAGTTCATCGAAAGAAAGAATCAAATACACTATACACTATCAACGCACTTAACACCCTTATTAAGGAGTTAAACGGCGGAAGATTAGACACCTCGTATAGAATTAACTGGTCAGATTACCGCAATTGCGTACTACTTACAAAAGGATCTGAACTAAAAAGAATTAATACTAAACTTTTTCGTATAATAGAGTTGGAAAACTAAATTATTGTTCGTATATTAGTATTAATAAATGTTTTAAATAATTAAATGTTACATTATGGATATTAACGCAATCAAGGCAAAACTAGATGCCTTAAACTCTTCTGGTCAGGAGAGAGAGAAAACTGACTACTCCAAGATTTTTTGGAAACCTGAATTAGGAAAACAGACTATACGTTTAGTACCGTCTGCTTTCGATCCTGCTATGCCTTTTAAAGAGCTAAAGTTTCACTACGGTATTGGAAAATACCCAATGGTAGCTTTATCGAATTTCGGTAAGCAAGATCCAATTGAAGAGTTCGTAAAAGAACTTAAAAAGACATCTGACAAAGACAATTGGTCTTTAGCAGGTAAAATTAATCCTAA